CATGGTAGAGTCATTACCAACGGCGCTGTGACAGGTAGAATGACACATCTAAGCCCCAACATGGCTCAAGTTCCTTCAGTGTCAGCACCGTATGGTAAAGAATGTAGATCCTTCTGGACTGTACCACACGGCTACAAGCTAGTAGGGATAGATGCCAGTGGTCTTGAACTACGTATGCTGGCACACTACATGCGAGATGAGAACTACACCAACGAGATCCTAAGCGGTGACATACACACTGCTAACATGAAGGCAGCAGGACTCACGGATCGCAACCAGGCGAAGACATTTATATATGCTTTCTTGTATGGTGCTGGCCCTGCTAAGATAGGCGAGATTGTTAAAGGTGGCTACAGGGAAGGACAGCAGCTTATGGCGTCGTTTCTACGCAACACACCAGCATTGGCTAAGCTACGTGACAAAGTGGCTAGACTGGCCCTCTCAGGCACTCTACAGGGTCTTGATGGCAGACGACTAAGAGTCAGGTCACAACACGCAGCACTCAACACACTGCTGCAAGGTGCAGGTGCTATAGTAATGAAGCAAGCGCTGATAATATTGTCAGAGACATTGACAGCTCGCAGGATACCTTTTAAGATTGTGGCTAACGTACATGATGAATTTCAAGTGGAAACGCCTAAGCACTTCGCTAAGGCAGTAGGTAAGGTAGCAGTAAAAGCTATTCAGAAAGCAGGTGAGCACTTCGATCTGCGCTGCCCTCTGGATGGAGAGTACAACATAGGTAACAATTGGGCAGAAACACATTGACTTTTCTAAAGTTTGTGTGGTATAATATACATAGATCAGTTGTGATCTAAAACAGCACTTAAACGCAACATTTCAATCAAAGGTGATATCATGGAACAAGTAAAACCAGTAACAATTCAAGCAGACGTAATGTGGGCAAACCTGGTAGAAGAGAACAAACTGTCTGGTAAGTACCAGGTAAATCTAGCCAACCTGTCTAGCAACGCTGTAGACGCCCTAGAAGAGATGGGCATCAATGTACGCAACAAGGCAGAGCAAGGCGAGTTCATTACCTGCAAGTCTAGCAAGCCAATCCGAGCGTATGACACAGACGGTGAAGAGATCAAAGGCGTCTTGATTGCCAACAACTCCAAGGCTAAAGCTGTCATTGGTCACTACGACTGGACTAGCCCGTCAGGTGCTAAAGGCCGTAGCCCTTCACTGATGAAGCTAGTGATCACAGACTTAATCCAGTACACGCCTGAAGTAGATATGGCAGAAGCTTTGTGATCTTAATTGATGCAGACATCTTGGTCTATCGTCTAGGCTGGTCTTGTAACGAAGAGTCTGAGAAAACAGCCATCAGAGGTCTTGATGGCTTTATTACCGACCTTCTAGCATTCCACCTTGGAGCCGATGAAGAAGAGTCCGAGTATGTTCTGTATCTCACTGGTAAAGGAAACTTTCGCAACGACTACGCAGTAACTGCTCCCTACAAGGGCAATCGAAAAGATAAGGCAAAGCCAGTCCACATCCAAGCACTGAGACAACACCTTATCGATCAATGGGCAGCAGTAGTGACAGACGGGGAAGAGGCAGATGATGCCATAGCTATAGCAGCCACTAAACACGGTGATAACGCTATCATGGTATCTCTGGACAAGGACTTCGACCAAATCCCTGGCTGGCACTACAATTTCGTAAAGCGAACTAAATACTACGTAACGCCAGAGGAAGGCATGTTGTTCTTCTACCGCCAGATACTAATGGGTGACCGCATTGATAACATTGTCGGCATCTATGGCATAGGCGAGAAGAAGTCAGCTAAGTTGTTAGAGGACTGCGTCACTGAGCAGGACTACTACAACAAGTGCGTAGAGATGTATGACGGCGACGAAGACAGAGTAATAGAGAACGGCAGGATGCTCTGGCTTAGACGCCACGAAGGTGAGATATGGGAGTTTAAAGGTGAGGAATAACGGTAGATGGACAGAAGCTCGTTTCCGTTCCTTCATTATCTCAGCATTGCGCGGCGCTCATGGTAAGTGGGGCGTCAAGCATGATGTTAAGAAGAAGTCGTGGGTAGAGCGTGGTAAGTACAAGTGCGCTATATGTAAGAAGGTAGGCGCATCCACACTACCAGCGTTGGAAGGGCGTAAACGTAAACGAAACAATGCAGCAGTAGATCATATAGATCCGGTTGTTAAACCAGAAGTCGGCTTCGTAGATTGGAACACCTACATTGACAGAATGTTCCTAGAAGCGTCAGGCTATCAGGTGCTGTGTTACAAGTGTCATGCTGAAAAGACAGCAGACGAGCGTAAGCGGAGAAAGAAATGAGAGATTTAACTGTAGATTTATTGAACGAGTTGTTTGAGTATGATAAAGAAACTGGTAAGTTGTATTGGAAAGTCGTTAGACAAAGAGGAAATGTGGGTGACGAGGTCGGCTGTGACAATGGTAGAGGGTATCTAGTAACAAGAATTAACGATAAAGTTTATAGAGTGCATCGGGTTATTTTTTTAATGCACAAAGGTTACCTACCAAAAACTCTTGACCATGTTAACGGAGACAGGGCGGACAACCGCATAGAAAATTTAAGAGCTGTGACAAGCAGTCAGAACCAGTATAATAGAAAGCTCAACAAGAACAACACAAGCGGATACAAAGGAGTTTATTACCACAAAAAAACAGCCAAGTTCCGCGCTCGGATTAGTCACCTAAATAAAAATATATATTTAGGGTCTTATAACACACCAGAAGAAGCTGATGTAGCGGTAAGAGCAGCCAGAGAAGAACTACATGGTGCTTTCGCCAACCACGGAGATAACTAATGACTAAGCATCTAGTAATACCAGACACACAAGTAAAACCTGGCCAGTCTTTAGAGCATCTTCGATGGGCTGGTCAATACGCAGCAGACAAGAAGCCAGACGTTATCATACACATTGGCGACCACTGGGATATGCCGTCACTGAGCAGCTATGACGTAGGTACACGCAGCTTTGAAGGTAGACGCTACTTGCAGGACATTGAAGCAGGTATCGCAGGCATGAAAGAGTTTCTAGCGCCTATTAGAGAAGAGCAGAAGCGACTAAAGGTCAACAAGCACAAGCAGTGGCGTCCACGTATGGTCTTTACTCTTGGCAATCACGAGAACCGTATCACACGCGCTGTAGAATCCGATCCAAAGCTAGAAGGCTTACTAAAGTTTGAAGACTTTAAGCTGGAAGAGATGGGCTGGGAGGTGTATGACTTTTTAGATCCTGTTATCATTGACGACATAGCCTACTGCCACTTCTTCACAAGCGGTGTAATGGGACGACCAGTAAGTAGTGCTAAGTTAATGTTGCAGAAGAAGTATATGAGCTGTATTATGGGTCATGTCCAGGATAGAGACATAGCCTATGCACGTAAAGCTGACGGCACAAACATGCTGGGACTGTTCTCTGGAATCTACTACCAACACGACGAAGACTACTTGTCACCTCAGACTAACGGAAGCTGGGCAGGTATCTGGATGCTAAACGAAGTAGCTAACGGCGGTTGTGACGAGTTACCAGTTAGTATCAACTACTTGCGAGAGAAGTACGGAGCTTAGGATGGCAGCCACATACTACGATATATTGGAAAAACTGGAACAGCTGGACGAGATAACGCTATTAGAGATCTTAGACATAACCTCTCAAGATTTAGTAGCTAAGTTCAGCAACAGGATAAACGACAGATTATCAGAATTTCAAGAGGATTTTAAAGATGAGCATTAATAACGCAACACCACAAGATTGGGATAGACTACGCAAGCAAGCACCAGCTATTGAGCCTAAAACAGTAGATGATTTAATGGAAGTATATGTTGAGATGTCGCAGGCAGAACTAGAGTCATACATCTTTGCTGAAGAAGAAGATGTAGATGCAGTCAACAGTCCTGACCATTACAACACAGGAAACATTGAGTGTATTGAAGCTATCGAGGAGTCTATGTCCAGTGTTGCATTTAAAGGCTACCTCAAGGGCAACTGCATGAAGTACTTGTGGCGTTATGACTACAAGGGCAAGCAGGTAGAAGACCTAGAGAAAGCTGGTTGGTACTTGCGCCGTCTAACGGATGTGGTGACAGAGGAGAATAGCTAATGGCTACAGGACAAACACACGGAGGCAAGGGTTCATCGACCCGCCCCACAGACAAGAAGAAGTACGAAGATAACTATGACGCTATCTTTGGTAAAAAGAAAAAAGAAAAGGAAGAACTCTACAAAGCTGTTAATAGAGTGCTTAGAAAAGAAAAGCAAAGGCTTGATATATTAAGCAGTAGAATGCGGACACCTGATGGCACAATACTTGAGTCACTCCACCGTCACGATTATGTGACCCATACAGATGCCAACGGCAAAGAGTACATGCTTGATGGCGGCTGTGATTATGTTAGATGCTCTGCTAACGGTGATGAGGAACTGTTAACTGTCACTTCAGATGATAGTCATTCATTGATAAGAGAAGTGGTCAAATGGGGCACTTATGGTAAAGATAGTAACCAGCCTCTGAAGTATGTGAAAGTTGCTGATTTAAACCCATATCACCTTAGAGCTATCTTAGACACACAGCAGAAAAGGATGCGCCCAGCTTTGTGCAAAGTAATGCAAGATGAGGTTAAGTATCGCAAGGCGCGAGTTTAAGACACCAAATCTACGGAGAGTAAATAAATATGCAAGTTAAAATGTATCAACTTATCGAAAGGTTAATTGATGAAAGCATAGAAGCAGGGTGGCAATATGCGCACAAGCATACAGACTCACCTACAGAAGACACAATCAAGCACTGCATCGAGCAATACATAATGCTGGGTTTTGATGAAACCTTCCAATTTGATCAAGAGGAATGATGATGAAAAAGAAAATTAAATACTTTGGCCTTGGTGTGCTATACTTAATTATCTCACCAATATATTTACCTGTTGCGTTTCTATGGGAAGAGCGGGAACAAATAAAAAAGTTCTATTCATACTGGTTTAAAGCAATAACATTTAAGGATATAAAATAATGGATCAATACCAACAGTTTATACACAAGAGCCGCTACGCACGTTGGATGCCAGAGGAAGGACGTAGAGAGACATGGGCAGAGACAGTACAGCGTTACGTAGACTTCTGGATTGATCGTGGACAAGTAGACGACAAGACCGCTAAGATGCTGTTTAACGCTATACACAACCTGGACGTTATGCCTTCAATGCGTTGTATGATGACAGCAGGAGAAGCGTTAAAGAAAGACAACGTAGCTGGTTTCAACTGTAGCTACTTGCACATTGATTCACCACGCAGCTTTGACGAGCTAATGTACGTGTTGATGTGCGGCACAGGCGTAGGCTTCAGCGTAGAGCGTAACTACATCACCAAGCTTCCAGTAGTTGCTGAGACTTTCCACGATACAGACAGCGTTATCGTTGTAGCTGACAGCAAGATTGGCTGGGCTTCTGCGTTCCGTGAGTTAATTGCAATGCTTTACGCTGGTAAGATACCTAAGTATGACGTACACAAGGTACGCGGTGCAGGCGAACGTCTTAAAACCTTTGGCGGTAGAGCTTCAGGGCCAGAGCCTTTGGAAGACCTGTTTAAGTTCTGTATGGCTGTGTTTCAGAAAGCTGCTGGTCGCAAGCTAACAAGCATTGAATGCCACGACATCTGCTGTAAGATTGCAGACATTGTTGTTGTAGGTGGCGTCCGTAGGTCAGCTCTTATCAGCCTGTCTAACCTGTCAGATCCTCGTATGGCTAAAGCTAAGAACGGTAACTGGTGGGAACTAGAAGGTCAGCGTAGACTCGCTAACAACTCTGTAGCCTACACTGAGAAGCCAGACTTTGAGTCGTTCTTAGCAGAGATGTCTAATATGTATGAGTCTAAAGCAGGCGAGCGTGGTATCTTTAGTCGTGTAGCAGCACAGAAGATTGCGGCACGTAATGGTCGTAGAGACGCTACACACGAGTTTGGTACTAACCCATGCTCTGAGATAATCCTGCGCAGTAACCAGTTCTGCAACCTGTCAGAGATTGTTGTACGTGCAGATGACACACTCAAGTCGTTAAAGAAGAAGGCACACATTGCTGCAATCATTGGTAGCCTACAAGCTACACTAACAGACTTTAGATACTTACGGACTTGTTGGAAGAAGAACACAGAAGAAGAAGCGCTGCTGGGCGTAAGCATGACAGGGATCATGGATCACTACTTGTTGAGCAAAGGTGACTCACCTGACTTAGCGCGTTGGTTGGAGGAGATACGAGATGTGGCTGTTGAAACAAATAAAGAGTGGGCTGCAAGCCTTGGAATTAATCAGTCTGCTGCTATTACAGCTGTTAAGCCAAGTGGTACTGTGTCTCAGCTTGTTGACAGCGCTAGTGGCATACATCCTCGCTTCTCTAAGCACTACATCCGTCGTGTACGTTCAGACAAGAAAGACCCACTTGCTATCTTCATGGCCGAAGCTGGCTTCCCTGTTGAACAAGATGTAATGAGTCCTGCTTCCTCTGTCTTTAGCTTTCCTGTTAAAGCTCCAGAGACAAGCGTTACAGTGAGCCAGGTAGGAGCTATGGAACAGCTACAGCTTTGGAAAGCATATCAGAACCACTGGTGTGAACATAAGCCAAGCATCACTGTATACTACACCGATGATGAGTTCCTGCAGGTAGCACAGTGGATATGGGAGAACTTTGACATCTGTAGCGGTATCAGCTTGTTGCCGTTTAGTGATCATCTGTATCAGCAAGCTCCGTATGAAGACATCACTGCTGAGAAGTATGAAGAGCTATTAGCAGCTATGCCACAAGGTGTTGAGTGGATTGACCTAGGTAACTTCGAGAAAGAAGATAACACCACAGGGTCACAAGAGTTAGCGTGTGTTGGTGGAGCATGTGAGATAGTTTAATAAAGTACTGATATAAGGCGCTAGAGTACCTAAATAAGCGCTTATGTAAACCAAAGCCCTATGTAGTCATCTACATAGGGCTTTTTATTACTCTCCTGCTGCGGCCTTGAGCTTTTCATATAGCTCTCTGTCCTGTACTTTTAACCTTTCTAACTGACCTCTATCTTTTAAACCTTCATAGACCGCTTTCATTCTTTTTCTGCCTCCTTTTATTACAGCAGCTTTAGCTGCAGGAGAAAACAAAGGCTTAGTGTCTGAAGTAGCCTGTCCAGCAGACACAGTACCTAAAGTCGTGCTGTCTACGTTCATTCTAGAAGCCGCTTGTCGTGCTTTATCTATCTGCTTTAAACCTTGCTGAGCTGATTCTTGCCAGCCTGTTTGTCCTACTAAAGCTCTCTGCGCTTTCTCACTAGCTAAACCAAACGAAGAGACATTACCTATCAACTGAGTTTTTAAGCCAAAAGCAGTATTAGTAGCTAGTCTTCCTATAGTAGTTGCAGAATAATCTTGTTCAAAAAAGCTAACCTGATTCTTTGGAGAAGAACTTCTTAAAAACGAGATTTGATCTGAAAGCTGTTGCTGCTGTTCTTTTAGCATGTTGCTTTGAGAAGAGTGTTTAGATTTAACTTCAGCTAGTCTGGCATCTAAAGAGGCTCTATCTGAAACAGTCTTGGCAGATGACGCATAAGATCTTTTAACCTCTCTTATTTCTAAATCCCTTACTTTGTTGATAACATCCTGCTGCTTTGAAAGCTCTGCTTTAGCTATTCCTGCGTCTTTGATATTAGTTTTTACTCTTTCTCTAAGTATGGAATCAGCTTCACTTTTTAACAGTTCATCTTTTTGCTTTATATTTGCAGACAACTGTGCCGCTTCTTTCTGCAGAGGAGACTTACCACGCGCTGAGAAATACCTATTAGCTTGTTTAGTTGATGAGATCCAGTCGTCTGCTGTGTAAGCACCTTCAATAGATCCTTTTCTTCCAGTAGCTTTATAAGTAGCACTTTCAACAACATTTTTAGTAGCGTACTTAAACTTGTCAGATTCAAAAGAAACTCTCTGCTTAGGTGTAAGCTGCTTTGTTATTAAAGAATCTAAGTAATCTTGTATCTCGTCTACGGCGTCCCTCACAAGAGATTTGTTTTCAGTGATACCGTTTAAAATAATACCGACTTCACTTCGTAAGTTTACTAAAGCCTCTCCCGATATTTTACCATCTTTAACTTCCTTAGCTAACGTCCGCTGAACAATGTCTTGAGCTAAAGTAGGACTGGTGGACTGTTTAAGAGCTAAATAAGCTTTAGTATCTTTTTCAAGAATAGACTGTATAGAACCTACAACACTTGCTGTATTTATGTTAAAGCTCTTCTTTTTAGCAGCTCCGAAACCTTTCTTTTTCCACACCTCGTCTAAATAAATTAAAGCATCTTGAGGATCAAGCTCTTGAATAGCTTCTCTTTCTGCTTTATTAGCTAACGAAGGCATTCCTTCCATACGACTAACCGAACGAAATAAAGCGGCGTCTGCGTTAGCTGAAGCGTCTATGTCTCTTAAAAGAACAGCTTTACTATCAGCTTCAGATCCAACCATGCTTAGCTTTAACTCTTCTTTTTCTTTATTGGCTGTAGCAACTAAATCAGCGTGATTTTCTCCGGCTTCTCTTTTTAGTTTTAAAACTTCGTCGTCTTTCTTAGCTAACAGCTTAGCAGCTTCCTTCTCTGCGTTTTTATTTATGTTTCTCTTAACGGCCGAAATAGCTTGAGAAGTTCTAGTATTGACTGACTGAAGCTTTGTAGCGGCTTCCCCTGCTTTAACAAGCACCTTGCCAGCTGTGTTGCGAGCCTGTTGCTCCAGTAAAGACTTTCCTGCAAACGTCTTGCTCACAATAGTTCTATAAAAACCAGACGCGCCGCTTTCTGTAAACATAATAGAAACAAAATCTTTACCTTTACCTAAAGGCTGAGCAATCCTGCTTTTAGTAACAGAGTTTGCCAACAGTCCTGCACCTTTTAAAGCTACAGGGGCAGCAGCGCCCAAAACAGCACCTGTGACAGCGCCCTCTACTTTCTGGCCTTGAGGTGCAAAACCAGCGCCCGCTATAGCTCCTTCAGTAGCGCCTACGCCTGTTGCTACTGCTAAAGTAGGAGTTCTTGATACTACGTTAAACATTGCAGGAGACATGCCAGAGTATTGTTGAGCTGTTTGTAAGGAACGTGCAGCCGCCTGCTCAGAAGCTCCTATAGCGCCTGGTACAGCTATTCCAGATGTGGTCGTACCTGTTAGAGCTTGTCGAACACCTTGCGCTGATTGAGCAGCTTTACGGGCTTGATTGGCCTGTTGAGCTTTATTCACAACACCTACACCTACAGCGTTAGCAGGGCTTAAAATACCACCCGCTATATTTAAACCTATAGACAGTTTTGGGTTTTCTTCTGCCCATTTAAACTGTTCTTCTTCGGTTTCTGTAATTATTTCTTGACGTAGATCAGCAACCGTCTTGTCTTCAAACAGATCAGGCCAAAAAGTTTTAAGCACTACAGAAGAGATAGCCGAATTAGCTTCGCCAGCGAATCCAAGTGTTTGACCGTCTAAGAAAGCACGAACAGCCATCATAGAATCTTTAAGCCCGTTTGTTTCGTCTAGTTCCTGAACAATTTCTTCCATGTTCTGCTGGGTGTTGTCTTCGATCTCTTCTTCAGGAGTCCTAGCAAATTCATAAAAAGAATTCTTTCTAGGGACGCTGCCACTAACATAATCAGCAAAAGCGTTATCTGGAGATAGTTCTTTTTTCGTGACAGAGCTTATAGCCATTTTACATATACTCCTGCGGTATCATTCCAAAGGCTTCTTCAAAATCGTTAAGAAGCTTATCAGCGGCTTCTTTTGTCATGTCGGCAGATCCTAGTTGACCATCTAAAAAGTTTTTAGCATTGTTAAACTTTCTCTGCTGCGGTATAAAACCTTCCAAGCGAGCGTAACCAGTCTCAGACATATTTTTGTCAATGTATTGATTTTTAAACTGTCCGTAATCAGCTAAAGATTGATTAATTCTTTTAGAAGCTTCCAAATACTCTTGCAACTCTTGAAAAGTAGCTGTATCAGGATTAGGGAAACCTTTAGAGAAAATTGCAATATCTCTATCGGAAGCCACACCTGGGGGTAAGTTATTCACAACTTCTGTGTTAATTACCTGAGTGGCTTGTGTTCTTAAAGTGCTTAATAGATCACGACCACCTATAATTTCTTTAAATCCTTCGGATATGGTAGCTCTTAAACCTCCAGCAGCTTCTAGAGCGTTGCTTGACAATATATTAGTAATAATACCTTCAGCTTGTCGCGCTCCTTGAGAACCTTTAGTAAAAGCTTCATTAGCGTCTTTAATAGCTACACTAACTTCTTTAGTATAGTTATACTCAACGGGGGCTTGTACAAAGTCATCAATACCTTTTATATCGGTAACAAGACCTGTTTTCAAAGCAGTTTGAAGATCAACTTTATTTTCTGGAGTTATGCCTAAACTCTCCGCTCTAGCTATCAACGAGTTTTGAGCAGCCTCTGGAAGAGGCTTAGGAGCGTCTTTAGCAGCCGCTGCAGCTTCCGCTCCAGGAGCATTTAAAAACTCGCCCGTTGATACTTTGTAAAGAGAACCGCCGCCAAGATTAAGAAGATCAGCTTTTTTATCAGCCGCTGCTTGTCTAACTTTTTGATCTTCTCTTTCTTTGCTGGCTAACTTCTTAGCCTCCAACTGCTGTTTAAACTGAGCAGCCTTCGCAGGATCAACAATGTTCAACAGCTGTATAAACTGTGGTTGATCTGCTGGGTTTGTAGGATCTAGACCCACTAGCTTTGTCTTAGCAAGCTCTACAGGGTCTTGCTGCTGTTGTCCAAACATGCCACCAAGGCGACCAGTCAATGCTTCGTTCTGTTTAGCTGCAAAGCCTAGAAGCTGTTGATCTCTTGAAGGAGAAGTAAACGGACTTGGTCGTTGGTTCTGACTGCTTATACCTGTTAATAAACCTGCGTAATCTATTTGAGCCATTAGTAATTACCTCCTAGAAATTGGTCATAAGTAGGCATTTGATAAGCATCGTTAATTAAAGAGTCTAGTGTTGCGTTAGTTTCAGCAGTTGGTTGCCCACCTCCAAATAACCAATCAAAACCTTGACCAATAAGACCACCGCCACTTGGAGCGTCCTGCCCTGGAATGCCTGCATAGATCTCAGCTATCTGTGCTTGCTGCAGTGGAGACATCTGCTGACCCGTCAATAGACCTAAGATAGCGTCTTGAGTCTGCAGATCAATTCTGTTAGCTAAGTCCTGGCCTTGTACGTAAGACTCAATGCCTCTACCACGTAACTGACTGCTTAGCTCAGCGCCTGTACGTTGACCAGCAGCAGTGTAACCAGCAGGTATTTGACTACCTTCCAAAAGCGATAGAGCTTGCTGTTGTGGGTTGTAACCAGCATCCATCAAACCTTGAGCTGAGGTTAACGCTTGAGCTTCTTCTTGTAGCACACGGTCTCGTGCGCCCAATGCAGCAGTGTTCTGTGCTTCAGCTCTAGCCTGCTCATAAGCAAACTGCTCTGGAGAACCGCCATACTGTGCAGTCTGTATACCACCACGACCACCTGCAAACAAGTTCTCTTGCATCTTTAAGCGGTCTCTCTCTTCACCAGGCTGCTGAGTAGCCCTAATCTGCTCGTAGATGCCTTGCGCACGAGCTGCAGGGTCTTGACCTACCTGTCCAAACAACTGCTGAGATTGCCCTAGAAGCTGGTTCTGGAGCTGTTGTTGTTGAGGAGAAAGGTTGAGGTTATAACCGCCTTCAGCAGTTGTACCTATATTAGCTAAGTTGCTTGTTACAGTGTATGGCTGAAAAGCTGACTCTGCTCTTGAAGTAGTAGCCGCTTCGTTTGCTAAGTTTCTAGCTACCTCGCCACCTTCTCTAGCAATATCAGAAGCTTCGTTGCCTAGGTAATAAGCACCGCCAGCTCCGAGCATGTCTGCAATATTATCACCTGTAAATAAAGACATTAGTATGATCCTCCAGTAATTGTATCAGCAGTCAATGTGCCAGTTACGTTGACAGTAGTGGCAGTCATTGTTCCTGTTATTGTTGGACTAGCTGAGTTAGCTTTAGAGTTAACAGCGGTCTGGATGTTGTTAAACTCAGTATTGATTTCAGTACCCTTTACAATCTTAGCAGGGTTGCCAGAAGCTAAAGAGTCCTTAGTTGCGAAGTTAGTGGTTTTCGTATAATCGGACATTAGAGCATTCTCCCTACTAGAGCGTGTATGTCAATTTTCTGTATTGAAAAAGGTGAGTTGTTAATTTGAGCTTCAATGCCTACTGTAAGCACATTGCCGTTCCCTGAAGCGTTTACTTTAGGTGTGTTAACCACAACAGATCCTGTGTATTCTCCAGTAGTGTTATACTCTGCTATACCGTACTCAGCAGGTACACCGCTACCAAAAATAAATGCTTGCTTTGTGTAGCTTTCTGTGTAATCATATCCCCAGTTTAAGACAGTCTCTGTGCTTTGACCACCAATAATAGTCAAGTTAAACTTCTTTAAAAACTTCAAGTTAGCTGGACTCTGGAAGTCGTTAGGATTGCTAAAGTAACGCAGCTGATATTTATCCGTGTCGTCAAGATAGCTACCGTAGCGTATGATGCCTTCACTGTGTCCCATGTACAAAGAGTCGTCAGCAAACACAGTAAACGCAGTAGGCTCTAACGCTGTCCAGGTAGTAACACGAAACGACCCATTCTCTAAAGGCTGACGTACATCAAAGCAATACACAATATTACTGGACGGCAACGTCAGCAAGTAGAAAGCATGGATAGGGCTATAGATTGACTTAATCTCTTCTCTATGTCCGTTGACCTGTGCTTCTTCTTTTACAGCAGCCAGTAAGTCACTACGGACATTCATGCTAACATCACGTAGAGGTAGAGACTTCTCCTGGACTATCCTTCCTAAAGACATTATACCACGACTAGAAAGAAAAAGCAAGTCCGTTCCTGTACTTTGTATAGAATCTCTTGCAATACAGCCTGTGCCTTCAACTGTGTCATGTAAGGTTAAGTCTGAAGAAGGACTCTGAGCACCTGTAAAGATTAATACACTTCTTTTACCAAACACCAGCAAGAAGTTGTTGTGCTCAGCAAGAGCAACCACTTCATCGTATCCGTTAGGCCACACTGTAGTTAAGTTGATACTACCTGAAGATCCACCATGCCAATCATCACCAGCCAGCAACGAACTCCAATACACTGTGTATTTGTTATCAACAATGTCACACGACCACAGGCGTCCATAAGCAGCTAGTACATCGTTACCTTTTGGAGGTAAGTTTCCACCGGAAGTCGTTAAAAGCGTAAGCGTTGTTGAGCCTGCAACACTCTCTAAAGGAGCGTGCCCACTTTGAAAGAAGTAAACATCGTTATTAAAAGAAACAATCTTCCAGTTGTTGTCGCTAATGGTGTAACCAGCAGGCAGTGTTACTTCTGTTAAAGTAGTAGTCCCTGTAAATATCTTGTTGTTACCGACAGAGAAGACAGTGGTTACGTTAGTTACACTGACAAACTCAAATACGTTCTCAATGCCTCTGCTAGTTCCTAAGACATCTCCACCGTTAGTAGTTACCTTTGTATAGCCCTGGCGAGCACCTACGCGACCTAACTGATCAATAACACAGTTGTCAGCAATAGAAGCATATGCAGGGTCTAGTCCAATAGGTGAGTCTTGAGTGTTTATACCCAAGAAGCCTGGAGCTGCTATTGTAATATTCTGTAGTTGCTCAGCCATTATACAGTCGTCCAAATAGTCTCTTCAGGGTGTTTAGCAGCGTCGAGTGCTACAGCGTCTGACAGCGTTCTACCAGCCAGCGCAAACAACTCAGCAGCAGAAGTACCGCCTGTCTCTCCACGCTCTCTAGCGCCTAGTGCAGTAGCCAGCTGTATAACAGGAGAAGAAGGTATAAACATCTTGTCAGTGTCTTCTTCTAAGTCTGCTGTTCTTAACACCACGTTAAAATACAGGTTGTACACGCCGTTAGGAGCAGGGTAGACATCAACAGCGCTGTCGCCGTTAGTGTCGATACCGTTCCAACTATAGAACTGAGGAGCGCCTAGAGGTGGAGTCTCAATCAAGTAAGCTGCTGTCATCCAGTGTGCTGCACGATACTCCATGAACCAGTCAGAAGTGTCGTTAACAACGTCAAGAACTTTAATGCGGTCTTGAGAGCCTGTAAGGTTGTAATTAAAAACATCAGGAGTAGTGGTAACAGTCAACGTGCTTCGTAAAGCTGACCAATCCCAAGTGTCTTCTACAGTTCGCTTAGCATCATTAATAAACTCTCCAACAAGCTTAGAATAGCTGGTCTGTCCTACAGTGCTTACTTCGTCTTCACGAAGTCTCCGTAGAACACTGTTTACTAATTGTAGGTATGTCATTATTATCGCCTTCTAAAATTGTTAGAGTTTGTTAGCATTCCTTGCTGAGCAGGAGCTTGCAAGCCTCGTCGTTGTAGTTGTACATAAGGAGAAACTACCTGGTTACTGCCAATGTCTATTTTAGATTTAAACAAGTCTGCGAACAACATGTCAGTAGTTCTAGTAGGTGACATCATACCTTGTTCGCCTCTTTCACCCTGTACACCCTGTTCACCTTGATCACCTTGATCACCTTGTTCTCCAGTATCTCCATCTAGACCATCTATACCGTCTAAACCGTCTAGACCGTCTAGACCGTCTATACCATCTAGACCGTCTATACCAGCAAGACCGTCTATACCGTCTATACCGTCTATACCTATGCCGTCAACACCATCTATGCCGTCTATGCCATCTATGCCGTCTATGCCATCTATACCGTCTATACCGTCTACACCTACACCGCCTGTACCAGTTCCTGTGTCTGTTGTACCTGTTGTTGGTGTTGGTACAGGGTCTGCATCAATAGTAGAACCTAATGAAGAATCTGTAGGATCTTCGTAGAAGTCGCTAGGGAACAACGGATCTTCTTCTTCAGTTAGAGGCTCACCAGTCTCGTCAAGCTCAATAGGGGTGTCGTCTATAACAGGTTCTTCATACGCACCTTGAGCGTCTTCTAAAGATACTCCTGCTCGTAGCTCATCTACAAACCTGCCACCCATTGTGATGTATTCTTCAATAGGTATCTCACCTGCTAAGACACCTTCATACACCTGTCTTAACACTATGTCATCAGAGACTGGCGCACTGACGCCTGCATCTCCACCACCACCTGCACCGCCTCCAGCACTTGCTCCGCCTTCTGCTGCTCCTCCAGAAGTATCGGTAGGTGGTTCAAAGACAATAGGCTCTTCATCAAGCTCAAAGTCAGGCAGAGGCTGTTCGGTTTCAACTTGATCAGGCTGAGTGGCTATTATTTCCTCACCTGTTGCTGGATCAGTTATGGTTACTTCGGCAGCGGCTGCTTCTTCTTCAGCAACTCTAGAAGCTTCTTCTGCTTGTTCTTGAGCTACTCTAGCTTCCTCTGCAGCTCTAGCTTCCTCTGCAGCTCTAGCTTCTTCTGCAACTCTAGCGTCAGTAACGGCTTGAGCATCTGCAGCAGCCTGAGCTACTCTAGCTTCCTCTGCAGCTTGAGCGTCAGCTTGTTCTTGAGCTACTCTAGCTTCTTCAGCAACTCTAGCTTCTTCAGCAACTCTAGCAACCTCTACTCTAGCAGCTTCAGCCCTAGCTTCTGCTTCTCTAGCAGCCTTAGCGTCTGCTTCTGCTTGCAAATCTAACACAGCTTGTTTTTCTTTTTCAGCGTTTGCTACAGCTTCTTCTTCAGCAGCTTTGGCTTTTTCAGCAGCAACTCTAGAAGCTTCTTCTGCTTGTTCTTGAGCTACTCTAGCTTCCTCAGCTACTCTAGCTTCCTCAGCTACTCTAGCTTCCTCTGCAACTCTAGCTTCCTCTGCAACTCTAGCTTCCTCTGCAACTCTAGCTTCTTCAGCAACTCTACCTTCTTCAGCTATCCTGTCATCCTGGACTTCGTTAAAAACGTCTATCAATATATCAACAGTTGAGGAAGTAGAGTCTTCTGATAAAGAGTCTGTAGTGTCCTCAAAAAGATTATAAACAACACCATCTCCTTGGCCCTCAGCGGCGGCTTCTAAAGCAGAAACAGCGTCTAATACATCTTGACTTACAGAGGTGCTTAAATCAGCGTTCTCTGCAAACTTAGCAAGATCAATTCCCATAAAAGTAGTTGTAACACCACTTGCTGCAATTGAGGAATTATAAGCTGCGTCGTATATAGAAGCTAAATCAGGAGGTATAAACGTGCCAGCAGGCATCCCAGAAGCGTATGCGTTATACTCCGCAATAGCAGAGTCAACAGCGGCGTTACCAGCTACATCTGCTTTAGCGCCTGCCTCTGCTGCATCAAAACCCTTAGCCTGAGCAACCTCTCCCAGACCTGCTATAGCTAAAGTAGCCCAGTCTTCTGCGTGTAGAGTCTCTCCGTTAGCTGCTTTTAAACCTGTTAAAATAGCAACGCCTGGTAGACCAAACGCTGCAGCAGCCATCTTAATAGGAGTGCTGTTTAGGAACCAGGTTAATGTGCTTTCATCAAAATCATTGGTAGGTGACTGACTTCCTATTTTATAGTTAAAAGTATTGTATTGATTCTGGCCTGATACTTGGTCAGGAAATAAAACAACTTCACTGTAAAAACTAGGGTTGTTTGCAGAGTGAGAAGGAGCTGCGTATAACTTTCCGTTGTCTATTATATAAACATCTGTATTATATTTATCGCCTGCCATTAAAGTCTGAGCAGAAGCGTTTAAGTATTCGTCTTTATCTAAAGCGCCTGACTCATACAAGGAGCTTAAAAACTTTATCTGTGATGTTTTGTACAGCTTGCCATATTCTTCTGCAAAAGCTTCTGGATCTTCTGATGCTAGAGTGCTTAGGTTAGTTGCCTGCCAGTCTGTGATTTCATTGTCTAACTTAGAAGTTAACTCAAACATCTGATCGTCAGTTAGAATTTTATTACCAAAATCTGCCGAAGTAATACCGTATTTTTTAAGAAGATTAGTTTGCGTAGAAAGTGCTTTTTCTTCGTCAGTGAATGTGCTGTAAATTTCAGAGTTAGCTGCTCTTTGGGGCGCGTTAGCAAGACGTTGTAAAGCAGCTTCAACAGAACCTATTTCGCGTTCTCGATCAGGATCAGGAGCGTCTAAACCGTATACACCGTATCGGCTAGAGAAATAACTATCATCTTTATTGATAGCTGCGTTTTTCCAGTTAACAGGGTTAGCTACGGTGCTTGGAGCTTCTAAAGGAAGAACTGTTACAGGAGGCAGCACAGCCGTCCCAGCAGCTATTCTACGTAATGCTTCTTCTTCAGCAAGTCGTCTTGCTTCTTGTCTTCCTCGATTACGAGCCATTCTTACTTCCTCATCTGCATTATTTTATCAACTCCGCGTATACCGAAGCTAGATGATATAGCTATAAACAGCAGGTACTGATACCACTCAGGTAATTTCTCTAGTGCTTCAAAAGCTGTAGCTACTCTAGCAATGATTGTAACATCATTAGCAGCAATAGCATAGCCAACCATGAACACAGGGATCGCTAATACAATAGTCCAGAACTCATCTTTCCAGGAGTCCTTAGAAGCATCAGCCATCTTAGCCTCCCAGTCAGCATCGTTCTCAATCACTGACATCTTACGAGCGTGTGTAGCTTGCTTCTCTTCAGCTTTGTTGCTTAAATAGCTTTTAGCGAGTCCCGCCACTGGCCCAATAATTGCAGTAAAGATGCTCATTTTGTACGCCCTAGTAAACTTTGTACAGTATCTGACTCATATATACGTATACCTAACCAGATTATAGTCAGTATGGAAGCTGTTGGAGGTAGCCACGCAGCCATTGACATTACAGCAGTAGAGGCAGCTGCTATGTCCATTGCTTCTTTTGTAGACTCGACCATTGTACTTTCCTTGTATTAAGAGTTAGTTAAGTAAATGATAGAGTATATCACCACTGGAATTACTGCGATGGCTATGCCTATGACAGTAATGAATTGCGCTAACATTTTTACAGTGTTGCGCCTCTTGGCTATTCTTAGCCGTTCTTCTTTGTCTCTATCTCGCTTGCACTCAGACTGAAACTTCAGCCAGTCGTCCCACATTCCCGGTCTACCGCCGTACACCATGTAATCTTTGAGCCACTCCTCTTGCTCCTTGATCTTCTCCAGAGCCATAAAAGCATCTAGATCACCCTTGCCTTTAGCCGCTACTCGCTTGGTGATGGCACTCTTGTTATCGAAGTACTTCTTAGCAACATTACTGCACTCATACAACTCTCTGCCGTGACCCAGTGCTGTCTTGAGTACACCGAAGGCTGCGTTGGCTGCTGCTATCTCTGCTAACATTAGTTATACACCTGTACTCTAGTAGGGTCTACATGCTGCGGCACACAATATGCAAGCACTGGCGTGTGGTAGCGTCTTCTTGTTCCTTGTATAGTTAGCTCTTCAGCGAACCATCTACATCTTTCTAAATCATGCCAATGACTAGTAGCCTTTACGTCAACCGTACCATTGACCATGACGATCAACGCAAAGACTAGCTTCATATTACCAAGGTGTTCCAGCTACTGAAGCAGGTGCAGCCATCTCAGCAAGCTGTGCATCAAGACCAGCTTCCAGAGCTTCTACGTCCATAGACTCTTGCACCCAGCCAATGACAGCTTCTTCAGTGAGAGCGTCAAAGGCTACAAAGTCTACTTTCTCTACGTCAGGTGTAAAGCCACAAGTGCCATAACAGCTTGCTGTGTGGTCGCCTTCGGTCTTGCTGCAACGCCAGTGTGCTACTACTACGCCATCGTCTGCTGTGTTGCGTTCGAGTGTTGCGATTGTCCAGTTCATTCTGAAGCCTCCAGTGATGCGTTATAAGCGGCAATAACCGCGTCAGTATGCACAGCAGCACAGATAGCCTGTACCTCTGCTGATTCATTGCTGTAGTCCTGTCCTGCGACTACAACGTGTCTGTGATAGCCAGAGGATAGCTCTATGCCGTCCTCTAGGACTTTGGTGCAGGTTCGTACTTGTACTGCTTTGAACTCACCTACGATTTCAATCTTGTCTTCGGTTATTACTTTTTCTAAAGCCATTGTGTTGCTCCTGTCTGTGCCTACCGTCCGATAGGCGTATGGTTGTTAAGCTGTTTGATACACTGCGGTTACAAACGCATATCGTCCAGTACCTGCTGTCAAGGGCGCAGTAACCCAAGGACTGCCCTGAATCATGCCCAAAAACTGCATTGTGTTGCCATTTCCTGCAACAAACCCGCCTAAAGACTCGCAAGTGGCGTTGAATGTTTTAAAGTATGTTACAGCGAAAGGCGTTCTGTTTGCAGCGCTAGTAAAAGGGAGGCCTGATACAATGTAATCGGGAGTTCCTGAAATAGTTGAGTTTTCAAGATGAAGGTGAGCAGTAACTAAACGTCCAACTTTAGTATATGTACCAGTCATGCCTGTAGCTGTAGCTCCACCACCTAAAGTAGGAGTCCAAGTTCCCTCCTCATAATCATCCAGTGTATTAGCTGCATTATAAACACCTGTAGCAGTTCCAAGCGTTACACCTGCTGGGATAATGGCATGACCGCTGGAGTCTATGCGCATCTTCTCCGCTGCAGTACCATCAATGCCTGAGGTGTACAGCGCCAGACCCATTGACCTGCCATAACCTGCTGCGTCCAGATTGATACCGTAGATTCCAGACGTTCTATTAAACGAACCCGCTGTATATGTCGTAGGACTGTTACGGAAAGTCACACCTGTTAAAGCACCAGCACTATTAGTTACGCCATCATCGTAAGCCTCTATAAGCACTTCGCGTTTATCTGTCGTTGTAGTTAAAGCAGCCCCTTTCGTGTTGAGAAGTGTAGCAGGCGAACTAGTACCAATACCCACGTTGCCTGCTGCAGTTACGCGAACCCTCTCAACAGAACTAGGGGCTAAAGTTATATCACCAGAAGTTGTGTTAAAACGCAGTGTATTCGGGTCTGTGGCGTGGGTGTTGCCAAATTGCTGTATCTGACCTGTTTGTGTGCCGCAGGTTACATAAATACGCGCAGTTTGTGACGCAGTTGGGTTTATAAACTCGCCTACTATCTGCGCTCCTGCTTTAGATACAGTTAAAGGTCTTGTAGGCGAACTAGTACCAATACCCAAAGACTCAGCACTAGCATCCCAGAACAACTTAGCCGTTGTGCCTGTGTCTTCGTAGAAGCTGATGTCTCCGCCACGAGAAATAGACAATCCCGTCACTGCAGAAGAAAGTGCGTCATTAAAAGCTCTAAACTTTAAAAGTCCAGTTTCAGACTGAAAGCCCCATTTCTGACTATTGGCAGCTTGGTCTGTCTCAGTCATGATAAGTATTGGGTTAGCACTATTTATATTAAGTTGAGGCGCTCCACCATCAACAGTAAGCCCATCCATCGTGGCTGTGCCAGTAACGTCTATGCCTGTGGAGTCTAAGGTCATTCTTGCGCCAGCAGCAGCCCTGAACGTCATTGTGTCGTCAGAGTTAGTGTAAGCAATAGATCCTGCATCGGTGTCTGTATCACCCATACGCAGCTCAGACTCACCAGTAGCGGATGAGATTATAAACGCTGCTGAGTAAGCGTTAGAAGTAGTACCAACAGTAAGCCCATCCATCGTGGCTGTGCCAGTAACGTCTATTCCTGTGGTGTTAATGGATACCTTCTGGTCGCCTTGATTGTATAGTCGTGTTTCACCACCTTGTATACCTAAGAAAAATCTAGTCCCTGCGGAGTCTTCTAGACTAAGGTTTTGACCTTGAATCTGCAAGTTTCCAGTGCCGTTATCTTTGATAATAGAGTTACTACCATCATGATAAATCTGTAGATCGTCACCAGCACCAAACGTAGCTTTACCGTTGTCGCCTAATGCAACATTACCAGTGACGTCTATGCCTGTGGCTGTGGTGGTTAGTTTGGCAGAACCGTCGTGATTGGCTGTGAAGTTATAAGGATTAGAACCAACCTCTACAATAACACCGCTAGCGTTCTCTGTGTAGAGTCGCTTGTCAGCTACGTTGACCGCCAGTTCTCCCTGGACAAGCTGAGCCGCTGTAGGGACGGCAGAAGCGGTAGAGCTATTCTTTGTTACAATTTTTGTTGCCATAGTTAATTACCTTTAGTAAGTTCCGCCGTCAAGCGTACCAGTAGTCATGTTGTCTGCGTTAAGATTAGAAAGAGTTACTATAGCCTCTGCTGCACTAGCTGCTGCTGATGTAGCACTGCCAGCTGCGTTAGTCTCTGATGTTGCTGCGTTAGTCTCGCTGGTAGAAGCAGCTGTAGCACTAGCAGCCGCAGCAGTTGCACTAGTCGCTGCATTAGTAGCCTGTGTAGAGGCCGTAGAAGCGCTTGTAGCTGCGTTAGCTGCTGAGGTACTAGCTTCACTAGCCTTAGTTGTTGCTGTCGCTGCACTAGTCGCTGCCGCTGTCTCAGAGGTACTAGCATTAGTAGCTGATGTAGCCGCTGCTGTGGCGCTATTGCTTGCATTAGTCTCTGATGTTGCTGCATTAGTTGCAGACGTTCCTGCTGCTGTAGCTGAACCAGCTGCATTAGTCTCAGACGTTGCTGCGTTAGCTGCGCTTGTAGACGCTGCTGTTGCTGACGTAGCTGCACTAGATGCTGAGGTGCTGGCGGCTGTAGCAGAACTAGCAGCATTGCTTTCACTTGTCGCTGCGTTAGCGGCGCTTGTAGACGCTGCTGTTGCTTGAGCAGTGGCTGTAGTTGCACTAGTCGCTGCATTAGTCTCTGAGGTTGCAGCTGCTGTTGCGCTAGTAGAAGCACTTGTAGCACTTGTTGCTGCGTTAGTCTCAGACGTACCAGCCGCTATAGCACTGTTAGCAGCGTTAGTAGCAGATGTAGCAGCACCGCTAGCAGAGGCAGCAGATGCTGTTGCAGAGTTAGCTGCGTTTGTAGCGGAAGTAGATGCACCAGAGGCTGACGTAGCAGCATTGCTTTCGGAGGTTGAGGCATTGCTTGCGCTAGTAGCAGCCTCTGATGCTTTGGTCGTTGCCGTAGAAGCGCTTGTAGACGCACTAGATGCGCTTGTAGCCGCTTCTGAGGCTTTAGTAGTGGCAGTGGTAGCCGATGTGCTTGCGTTGCTCTCAGACGCACTAGAAGCTGTCTCAGAGGCGCTGGCTGCTGTAGCACTTGTGGCAGCTCCTGCGGCGCTGGTAGCTGCGTTAGTCTCTGACGTAGCCGCTGCTGTTGCACTTGCTGCTGCTGCGTTAGCATAGTTCTCAACACCTTGTGCAGAGTTAGCTGCATTAGTAGCTGAGGTAGCTGCTGCATCTTTAGAAATTGTTGCACTTGTAGCTGAGTCACTAGCGCTTACGGCACTAGAGGCAGCCTCGCTTGCTTTCGTAGTGGCTAGAACAGCTTGGGCAGTAACTAAGTTAAGAGTGGAGTCTGTGTTGGAATCTCCAGCACCTCCATCTCCTCTAAATATAGCCATTGTAGCTCCTACGGAAACAAAAGAAAAAGAAAGGGGACTCCGAAGAATCCCCAGTTTGTTACTTGCTTAGCCTAAGACTGCTAGGGTAAAGCCTGCTTCTGGACGCATAACCTGAGTGCCGTACAGAGTATCAGCAGTGTACAAAGTTCCCAAGAACTCCTGCTTGTACTGAGTCTGTGAACGAACACCCTGCTGCTCTGCAAGAACATTGGTGTCCTTGTGGATCAGCTGTGCGCCACGAACGCCAGCCTCTAGAGTAGGTACGTTGCTAGAAACAAGAACGTCAACACCGTAAAGGTTACCGATCTTACCAGTAACAGTGCCTTTGCCGTCTACGAAGTCAGCAGAGTTATAACGCTCAACACCCATGATTGCGTTGCGCAGAGAAGGTGGCACTACGAAAGTACGACCGTCCATAGGAACGTCTGCGTCATCCATCTTCTGGATCAAGCCACGGAAAACCGCGTCAGAGAAAGCACCAATGTCGGCAGTACCGTCAGCGTCATACGCTTCAAGAGCACCAGAAGTAGTGTTAATCTGATAAGAACCAGTGTTGACCCAAGAAGAACCGTCACCGTTACCAAAAGACTTACCAAGCTCAAACAGATCGTCGTCTACCTGCTTAGCCAGACCATAGCCTGCATCACCAGTGTAGAACTGACGAAGAGAAGCAAGAGCCTGTACTTCGGTAATGTCTTCAATCAAGCGAGAGAACTCGAAGTGCTTGTTGATAGTGATCAGAACTTCTGACTCAACAGTGTTCTGGATGGTTACAGCAGTGCCAGCAGCTTTAGCGTGAGCTTGGCCACGGGTAGGCTTAGGTACGTGAATGACATCACCTTTCTTACCAGTCATGCTCATCTTCTTAACGGCGTTGGCCATAATGAGGTTAGACTTGTATGCAGCGATTACTTCGTCGCTCCAGATTTCAGGGATGAACTTAGCGGCGCTAGTGTTAGTTACTGCTCCGCCCATATTGGGATATACTGAAGTTGCCATGTTGTTTATTTCCTATAATAAGAGTTTAGTTGCGGACTCTCCCTTCCTGGTATGCTTGCATGATCTCATCAGACAAGGATAAATACCGATCAGGATCGTCCTGCATAAGTTTAATAATGTCGGCGCGTCTATAAACTTTACGAGACTGCTGCTCACCGCTTCCTTTGGTGTTGCCTGTTGATGCAGTCTTAATTGCAGTTTTTCTTTCTGCCTTCTCATTAGCTACAGTCTGAGCTACTACGCCTTGACGTTCCTTCCAATTAGTGAAAAGTTCATCTGCAGCTTCATAGTCATACTGCTTATCCGCTTGGGCAAAGAGCTGAGTCCTAATCTTAGAAGCCTTAATCCAATCAACAAACTTAGAATCTTGCAGCATTTCACTCATGTCGGGATGCTTCTTTTCTAACTGAGTCATTGCTGCTTGCTTCTGGTATTGCTGTGTAACGGCTTCGGCTTGCTTCATCTTAGGATGATTGTTAATAGCTCTTTCGACTGCCTTTTCTGGATCTGAGAAAAAGTCTATATCTTCGTCAGGTTCTGGTGTTGTTGTTGTGTCGAGTTGTGTCTGAATATAACTATCGACTACTTTCCGAAGCTCCCCTACTTCACCGCTTTGCTTTCCTAGAAGCTTTTCAGCTTCCTGGTGCATCCTTACAATATCAGCAGTTGATTTTCCTTGATACTTCTCAGGGATTTCGTCTTCTTGAGGAGGTTGCTCTTGAATCTCTTCTTGAGTCTCTTCAAAATTAGATGCTTCTTCATTTTCGTCTTCGAGACGCTCGTCTAGTAGTGTTGCCATTATTAAAACTCCGTGAGTACTCTCATTATGGAGGTAAGTTGTATAGAAGGGTTCTTACGAGTTAGCCTTCTGTTCTTGCTTCAGCTTCTGTGCGCGGTTCCTCATCCATTTATCGGTAGCACCGTTAAAATCACCAGAGATCGGATCAAGAGCGGAGCGCACAGGAGATTGAATTCTTGTTGCTATTCTTTTGCAATGTGGGCAAGTAACTTCTCTAGTATCCGAAGATACAAAGTGTTCTTCTATGTGCCCACCTGAACATTCAAAATCAAAGAGCAAGGCCATTATGCAGCCTCTTCTAACTCTTCTTCTGCTTGTTCTTCTGCTGCTTTAATTTGAGCTTCTAAGTTCAGCAAGTTGGCTAGGATTGCAAGTTGACCTTTACGGAAATGCAAGTTATCACCATCTTTACATGCTTCAACTGAGTTAATAATACCTGCGTTCTGTGCTAAATCTTCCTGAAGTTGCTTCCATCCTGGTGTCATAAACATTTCACGGTACACAGTGTAGTATTGCTCAAGTTCTTTATCGATCATACTGTTTCTCCAATAAGGACAGTTTAGTTAAATTACGGACGTATTATAGCACACTTTTGCTTAAAAGTCAAGTACTATTTCTTCTTCTTTTTAGCAGCAGATGCTTTGTTCTTTACAGCTCTCTGGCCTCTAATAGGCATCTTATTGCCCTTCTTTGTTGTTGATTTACCTGATTTTCCACATGCCATGTTATTTCCTCGATTTAGCGCCGGAACACTTCCAACGCTTACGTGAAAGGTTATTAGGAGTGTTGGGGTCGTTTTGCTTGTCTTTAGATAAGCCCTTCTTAATACCTAAGCTTCTAGCACAGTAGCTGTCGCCTTTGGAAGTCCCTGGCTTTACGCGGGAACCTCCACCTTTGGCTTTACCTGCCTGTCCGTAGCTTACTTTTTTGCCACTAGAAGTCACCTTAACTTTTGCTTTGCCCTTTCTTGGCGTTGCCACTGGGTTTCTCCTCTTTAGCCTCTAATTTCTCTAAACGCTTAAATAACTCATCAAACTTAGCGTTTACCTGTGATACTACGTGTTGTAAGTCTCTGTCTGTAATCATTGCGGCAATTGTCCTAGTGGTGGGAAGGTTGCTTGTGGAGCTGGCTGTGGCTGTGCAGCAGGCGCTGGAGTTGCTGAGACAGGGTTACCCTCTTTAACAGCTATTTCACGCTCTTTTAGAAGCTGCTGAGATATTTTTAAACGCTTCTCAAACTCTTTATCTTCTGCATCTCCGGCCTGTAGATTGGTTGTAACAGCCTTGATACGGTCAATTTCAAGCTCTTGAGGCATAATCTGCGTTTCCATAGCCAGTTTCTGCGCTCTAGCTTGTGATTCAGAGGCTTGGCCGTTAAGTGCAGCGGTTTGTGACGCCTGGAACTGCAGCTGAGCCTGTTGAGTAGCTTGCTGTGCTTGCTGAGCTTCTGGATTAGGCTGATTTGCTTGTTTAAGAGACGCAATAAGCTCTTCACGGTTAGACAAATTCATGTTGTCAATTATTGATTGTACTAATTGTGGATACATTGGCGTATCTGGAGACATAGTTTGCAGAAGTTGTACAAGCTGAGTCACTTCATACTCACGGGCAATGATGCCTAAGCTACTAGACGTTTCAAACTTGTAGTCAGCTACTGGATACAGCTCAGGCTCAAACTGCATATACCTATGTGCTGCTTTTGTAACGAAAGGTATTAGGAAAGCTTCCTGGAAGTTGATCAATGTGCGCTTGTGACGCTTAATGATCGCTCCTAAGCTCATAGAGATGCCCGCAGCGGTCGCATCGCCGTTAATAGACCCTGATGTACCAGCTGAGTCTATAGCGCCTGTAGCGGTCTGTACCATGCGTTGTAGAGCCTCTGCTTGTGCAAAGGTAACCTGACCTACTTGACCAAAGTTAAATGGCTGTAGAACCTCACGAGGATCGCCGTTGGTGAGAATGATCTTACCAGGTCTAATCTCTGGCTTAGAGCCTCTAGGCATACGACTTGCGTCCATTGCCATCATTGGGTGGATAGTGAGAGCAAGAGCGTCAATACGAGCGCGTAGTTCCGCGTCTAACGCTTTCTGGCTGTTGTAGCCTTTCTCACATACTCCACGACCCCAGAAGCGGCTAGGAACAACATCCCACGGGAACGCAACAATAGGTCGATCACCCATCATGTAGGGGTTCTTCTCAGCCTTGAGCAAAGTACCATCGTTAGCTATAACAACAACAGCTTCAACGTAGTAGCTATCGTCTTCGTCATCAAACTCTATAACTTCTTCGTCATCGCTTTCCTTCATAGCTTCGTCAAGGAGGTGGCGGGGAACAAGTCCAAAGTATTTGGTTAGTCTCACTTTGTCTTCATCAAACGAGGTAAGGTCTTGATCAGGCTCAATGTCAAAGTCAGGAGAAGCATTAGAGATTTCAGCTTCGCGGTAAACGCCTTGCTCCTGCAGCTGCTCTACAACGTGCATAGAAACAAACTCATCGACAGCACAGCCCATAGCGTCTTCAACAGACGTAGCCAGTGGGTCAATAAGGAAGTTCTGAGGCATGATAGGATTTAGCTTAATGCAAGTACGGTCAACAATGTTAACACCTACTGCTGTCAACTCACCGTCCATAATAGGCTGTGTGGCTGGTTGAAACTCTTTCTCTTCTGTAATAACTATCTCAGCAATGCCTGTACCAAATACAGCAGCGTTCAGGATACACTCAGCAACGCCTTTACGGATACGGTTTCTTTTAAAGTCAGCGTATAGAAGCTCACGAAGCATCGCAATGTCTTCGGGGTTTTGATCCATCTTGTCGTCTTTGAGGTCGAACCACTTACCACGACCAAAGGTAGCTTCTTCCAGCTCTGCTACAGAAGACTCAACAGCTTGCTGTAACGCTGGGCTAATAATCTTAGATCGTTCAGACTCTCGCGTCCTGTCTTCAGCAGACCATTGACCACGCCAGAGGCGGTAGTACTCGTCAAAGCGTTGGGAATAGTTCTCTTCAAAGTTGTCGCGCCATGCTAAGCACTTCTCACCTACCCAGCCTTCTAGTGATTGCTCAATCGTAAACTTGTCTTGATCTAATTCCATATCTAGTATCCCGCGTATTTGTCTAAAAATTGATAGTCGTCTTCTTCATAGTCAAAAGAGTAGGCAACCTTAGCAAGCTGGTCTATGTACGCTAGAGAATCTATCAAGTCATCGTGGACTAATTGATTAGGAAACTGGAACAACTCGTCTAAGAACTGAGAGTTCCAACTACCCTTGTTAAGTGTTATCGTTCCGTGTTCAAAGCGGCCTTGCAGCGCCCATACAATACGGTCTACTTTCTTCTTGTTACCGTGTGTCAACTCTTCAACACGAAAGAACTGTTGGTTCTTCTTCATCATGTCGTTTAGGTAGGGATACACAGCGTTCTTTAATGCACCCTTCTCAATACCAACAGCTACTGGCTTGTAGTCTCTGACTGCTTCAAAGATTCGTCTGGCAGTCTCTTCGACGCCCCAACGGCCATGTACGATATTAGCAACCCACCAGCCGTCAACACTCGCTTTAACAACAGCGATAGACGTCTGATCCAAGCGTTTAGTCTTAGTTGTAACCTTCTGGACATCTGCAAATCCTGCCAAATCGACAGCAATATAATACTCACCATCGCTCGGCTCATCCTCACTGAATTTAATGTAGTCTTCTTTAAACAGCTCACTGCCTTGTGCTTCAAAGCTCGCCATAAACTCCTGTCGAAAGGAGAAGGTAGACATAGACTTCTTAGCTGCCTCAATCTCTGCATTGTCGAGAAGAGGGTTGTCATAGCTTGTAAAGTGATAACCAGCAAAGGTTTCATCTTCTGCTACACAAGCATACGTATACAGCTCATAGAAGTGGTTACGACCCATTGGCGTACCAATAAACATCGCTGAACCCTTCTGATCCGCAAGAGCAGGTCTTAGGATTTGCTCCCAGACCTCTGGCTTCATGTCAGCATACTCATCCATAACCAGGAACTTGAGGCTAACACCACGCATAGTCTCTGGTCTGTCAGCGCCTTTTAGGGCTATGGTAGCGCCATTGACAAGCTTTATCTGCAGGTTGTTAACGTGGCTACTGGCAATAACAGGGTTACCTAGCTCAAGCAACATGTCCCACATAATGTCTCGTGCCTGCCCCTGTGTAGGCGCTACATAGAAGACACTACCTTTAGTAGCAGCTAAACCTTCAATGATTAACTTCCACGCAGCTAAACGAGACTTACCTGTACGTCTACCAGCAGCTATTACTTGAAACCTTACAGGATCATTCCATACCTTCTGCTGCCACGGTAACAGTGAGACATTTAAGTCAGTCATTTAAACCTTCAACTGCTAAGTCTTTCATTTGTTTTATTAAAGAGTCTAAATAAACTTCTAGTGGCGTTCTAGGAACGTAACCGTCAGAGCCTGCCCACACTTCATAGATTTCTTGTAAATAATCATCCATGTCAGTACAACCACATTACAGGTTTAGCATTACCGTCAACACTGCGCATATCAATATGGACGAACACACTGTGTATTCCAATGCCTCCAAATCCCATCTTGATAGCTTCCTCAACCAACGTGTACCTTTGTTGTGACGTACTAACTTTAATGTCTGCTGCAATGCCTTGGGCATGAGTTCCTGCTTTCTCCTTTCCCTTTCTCGATTCAATGGGATGTTCGGGGCTACGATAGCCGCTAGTGATAACAAATGGGAAACCACACCTTGCTCTAAGCAAGTCTAGCTTCAATAGGAATGTATCTTTAATTTCATTTTCACCTGTATGCTGACAGGCAAACTCTTCTTTAGTGAAGTAGTCTAAGTCTTGGTTAATATCATACATCTGAATAGTTACCCTCTTCTATGTCTTCTTCACCACCGGCAATAACAGTAGTCTCACCACCAACACCAGTAATACTTATGTTGATAGCACCTCTACCTCCTCCAGCCTTGTCCTTCTCGAAATAGCTAACAGGTAACAAACGATCCATACAAAGCTTCCAAGCTGCTGCCTGGTTCTTATGGTCGTCATCAAGAGCTGCATTGAGGATACTGTCTAACACCTTCCTACTTTTAGGAGATGCAAGCATCCGTGCTTTGTACTCATTGATTGTTGCAGCATCACCTTTAGGTCTACCAACTGAATTCCTGTTTCCTTTCTTAACAGATGAAACAGCCTTCTTTGAGGGTCTACCTACTCTTTTGTTCTCAGACACAGAATTGCCTCTATAGTCTATAAAGTTCTGTTTAGTTAAACAAGAGATCTTTTAATGTCTCTATGAGAACAACTACTGGAAGTTGAAAGTAGTTATTCTTTTAGGGTCTCTATCAAGTCTTTAAAAGGTCTCTTACTTAACTCTATAGAGTCTATTATAGCATATTTTAGAGCAAAAGTCAAGCAAAGATTACTATATAGAGTAAATAAATTACATAGGTCTGTTTCATACATCCCCGTCCCTTCATCAGCGGATCTCAGCAGCCCTAGAGACTCCGCAGTCCCGCCCTTATTCTCTATAGTAATCAATAGCTTACAAGGACTATATAGACTATGCACCACCTTGTTATTGTTGTTCTAATTTGACCCTTTTTTGTATCTAGGCGGGTACAGTAACAATCTCCGCACACCCCAGACCCTCCCCGGCCTCTTTAGCACACCCACCTTAGTCTATCCAGTCACCAGAGTTATAGCGGGTATCACTGAAGGTTATGACGATCTATATTGACAAGTGAGAGTGTCTATGTTGGTGCTATACAGACCACCTCTATCACTGTAGCTTATGACTACCAGGATAATCATCACTGGATATTATTGACACCTGGTGTTGGCTATGGTATACGCGCACGCGCCCGCTCTTTATATAGTGTTGATGTTGATGTGTCATAATGGTTATATGCTTATTCTAAAATGTTATTATACAGTCGCGTTGACTTCTATATAATGACCATATCAAG